CGGTTACGCCTGCTCAGGCGGCGTACAGGCCGTTTGGGGTGGCTGCGGAGCTATTTGGGAGCCGGCAGCGGGAGGTGTTGCTGGCGGGGCCGGCTGGGACGGGGAAGTCGCGGGCGTGCCTGGAGAAGCTGAGCTTTGTGGCGTACCACGCGCCGATTCGGGCGGCGATCGTGCGGAAGGTGCGGAAGTCGCTCACCCAGGCGGCGCTGGTGACGTATGAGAAGAAGGTATTGCCCACGCCGTCTGGGGTGCGCTTCTGGACGGAGGACCAGGAGTACCGCTACCCGAATGGGGCGATCATCGCCCTGGCCGGGCTGGACGACCCCGAGAAGGTCAAAAGCACGGAGTTTGACCTCATCTACGTGCAGGAGGCGACGGAGCTTGACCAGCTGGACTGGGAGCTGCTGGTGTCTCGGCTGCGGAATGGGGTGCTGAGCTATCAGCAGATCATCGCCGACTGCAACCCGGCGGACCCGTACCACTGGCTCAAGCAGCGGTGTGATCGTGGCGAGTGCTTGCTGCTGGATACGCGCCACGAGGACAACCCGCTGCTGTACGACCACGCCCTGGAGCAGTGGACCGAGTTTGGCGAGCAGTACCTCAAGACGCTGGACACCCTGACGGGGTATCTGTATCAGCGGCTGCGGCTGGGGCAGTGGGTGGCGCCGGATGGCATGTTCTTCACCGACTGGAACCCGCAGGTGCATGTGTGCGACGGGTTCGACATCCCCGAGGAGTGGCCCCGCTGGACGGCCACCGACTACGGCTTCGCCGCGCCGTGGTGCACCTTGTGGCTCACGCGCGACCCCGAGGGCCACCGGCCGATCTACTGCTACCGCGAGCGGTACGCCAGCGAAGTGCGCGACGAAGACCAGGCCAAGATCATCTTCGATGCATCCGCTGGCGAGCGGATCATCGCCAACGTGCTGGACCCGTCGATGTTCAACGCCAGGACGGAGTCGAATCGCCCGTCGATCGCCTCGGTGTACGCCGCGAACGGCGTGGACAACATCGTCGCCGGGTTCAACAACCGCCGCACCGGTTGGGCCATCGTGCGGCGGGCGCTGGCGCTTCCAGATAAAGGTGAAGGTGAGCCGGGATTGGCTCCAGCTGGGCCTCGGCTCCAGCTGTTCCGGGGCTGCTGCCCGAACCTGGAGCGCACCTTGCCGGCGATGGTGCACGACCCGCTGGACCCGGAGGATGTGGCGGATAAGCTGCACGGCAAGAAGACGGAGGACCACGCGCCGGATGCGCTGCGCTACGGGCTGGCGCTGGAGGCCGGGCCGGAGCCTGGCGCCGACGAGGTGATGGAGGTGACCTGGGGGTGATGGTTGGCTTACCCACCCCGGATGGCCAGGTGTGGGTCAACCCGGGGTTCGTGGTGGTCTTGAAGGGCGCCGACGCGGACAAGACGCACCTGGTGTGCGAGGGCACCAGCTACACCGTGCTGCTGCCGCCCGACCAGGTCGCGGCCATCCTGGGCGGCTCGCCGCCGGCGGCGCTGGTGGCCAGCCCATGAGCATGAGCGCCGCGCCACCGTCGGGCTGGTTCCGCAAGCCCTCCGACCAGGATTCCATGGAGCGCGCCACGCTGGAGCTGGCGCAGGGCCTCAAGCGCCAGTTTGCCGACAGGGATGAGCTGTATCGGGATATCGATCGGGTGCTCTTCGGCGAGCTACCGGTGGAGATCCCCGAGGCGTACAGGAAGACCGCCATCGAGGTGAGATCACCCCTGGCGATGCACATCGCCACCACCGTCACCGCCGCGCTCAGCGTCAACCCGATGCAGACCGTGTTCAAGCCGATCGGCTTCGGGGATACCTACCAGCAGAACTCGACGCTCCGCGAGCACTTCTTCGAGGCCGCCTGGAAGCGCCAGGAGCAGGAGGCCAGGCGCCAGCTGCTGCGGCTGTTCATGTGGAGCCTGGCGGTCAAGGGCGAGGGCATCCTGAAGACCGTCGAGCGCTCCAGGACGGCCTGGGGCAACTACTCGGACAAGGCCAACGCCCTGGAGGACGAGATCGCCCAGGTCAAGGAGTACGACCAGCACGCCCGCGACCTGCTCTACCACCAGGGCACCGAGGAGTACAAGCTGGCCGTGCCGTACCCCATCTGCAGCACCGACGTGCCGCCTGAGACGTTCTATTACACCAAGAACGAGAACGGCTTCTCGTCGGTGGTGGAGATCAAGGAATTGCCGTACATGGAGGCCCTGGAGCGCTTCGGGGCGGGCATGGACTCCTCGGGCAACGTCGTCGCGCCGTCCAGCTGGAGCGGCCTTGACCCGGCGGCTACCGAGCTTGCGCGGGCCGAGTGGTCCTCGATGATGCGCGGCGGCGGCCGCTCGCGAAGCGAGCAGACCATCCGCTGCATCGAGGCCTGGGACTGGCAGGCCCAGGTGGTGCTGCTCTCGGGGCCGAACCAGACGCAAAAGAGCGGCAGCCTCGGCGACGCCACCCTGGTGCGCGTGCTCAGGCACCCCTACGGCGACCCGGTCCTGAAGACGCTCAACGGGCCGTACTTCCACGCCCTGGGCGTGACCACCGCATCCAGGCTGCCGGAGCACGCCGGGCTCTCCATCCTGTTCGGCTTCCTGCGGCTCTTCCCGCTGCTGGATAGCTTGCTCACGATGCAGGGCCAGGCGGCGTACATGACCGCCTACCCGGCCTTCAAGAAGACCACCCCGCCGGGCGTGCTGCCGGGCCTGCCAGCCATGCCCTACGGAAGTGACGGGCGCGAGGGCGCCGCCAAGAGCCAGAATATCGAGCCCGGCAAGCTGTTCCCGTTCGACATCGCGCCCATCGACCAGCCGCACAGCGGCGCGGATGCCGACAAGCTGCTGGACAATATCCGCAACATGCTGGAGTGGGCGCTGCCCAGCGTGGTGCAGGGGCTTTCCGCCTCCGACCAGAGCGGCTACGCCCTCAACCAGGCGGCGTACCTGGCCAGGCTTGGCTGGGACCCGATCGTCTCGAACGCCGAGGTGGCCCTCGGCGAGCGCATCGGCTTCGAGAGCTGGCTGATCGAGAACCGCATCGGCGAGACGGTGTACTCGTGGGGCGACCTGGAGGCCAAGAAGAACCGCAAGACGATCAGCGGCCAGACCAAGGCGACGTGGCTGGCGATCGGCCCGGACGACCTCGGCGGCGTGCACCGCTATGAGGTCAAGCTGGCGCCCTCGACGCCCTCAAACGAGATCATCGAGACGCGCGCCATCGGCGAGAAGATGCAGCTGAAGCTGATCTCCTACGAGGACGCCGTGGAGCGCGCCGGCTCCAACCCGGACGAGGTGGAGCGCTCCTGGCTGCTGCACGACCTGAAGGGCTCGCAGGAGGTCCAGCAAGAGCTGAAGAACACCATCTTCCAGAAGATCGCCACCATCCGCTCCAACCGCATGGCGGCCGCCGGCGTGCCGAGCGCGCTCATCGCCGGGCCGGCCGCCACCGGCGTGCCGGGCGGGACCCCGGGTGCCCCTCCAGCGCCCGGGCCAGGCGGCATGCCGCCCAACCCGGTGCCGTCTCCGGGCCAGGGCCTGCCCCTGGCGCCACCTCCACCGGGGGGTGGCGGCCTCGGCCCCATGCCACCTGGCGGGGTGCCCGGCGCGCCCCCCGGCGCGGTCGTGCCCGGGCCTCGGCCCAACCAGCTTGGGGTCGCGCCGGGAGGCTAGAAGATGCCCGCGAACGACCCCAACATGCTCGACTCGGTGGCCGACGACCTCAGCCACTGGATTGACGACATGGCCGAGCAGGTGGCGAGCGCGTTTGCGCCCGGCCGTGCCCCGTTCGCGGCGCCCATCACCCAGGAGCAGAAGCTGGAGTACTACCGCGCCCAGCTGTTCAACCCGGACGGCTCGCCCAACCCGGCCGGCCGCCAGGCGCAGCTGCAGCGCCTCGGCACCGACGGCTTCACGCGCGTGTATAAGGCGGTTATTCGGGCCTGGCCCGATCTTCAGCTGCCGACTCCACCTGAGATCGCAGTGCCGCAGCAGTGGCCTCGGGCGCCGCAAGCGCCTCCAGGCGGCCCACCAGCGCCTCCAGGCGTGCCTCCAGGCCTTCCAGTCGGCGCGCCGCCAGGTGCAGCCGCGCTAGCGCCGCCTGGAGGTGGTCCGCGTATGCCCGTTCCGCCACGTCCCGTGATGATGCCACCTGCGGGTGCGCCGCCAAGGAGGTAAGCCATGCCCGACCAGTACGGCAACCCGACCTACCAGGACATGCAGCAGATGCTGCAGGGCATGTCGCCGACGCAGAGCTACGTCGATACCAGCCTGGCCGATAGCCAGGCCAAGAACGCCGAGCTTGCGGCGCAGTCGGCGTACTACAACGCCCTGGGCGCCGGCCAGACGCAGAACGCCGCCACGGCCGCCGCCCAGCTGGCGTGGCAGAAGAACGTCGATGCCGCCAACATGTCCGGGTACTTCCCCGGCAGCTTCGGCTACGGCACGGTGGCCGGTCAGCCGACGTTCCCGAACCTGCAGTACGCCACCAATACCTTCGGCCAGTACCAGCCGGGCGGCCTCGGGGCGTACGCCCCCGGCACCTCCACGCTGCAGGCGCAGAACCAGGCCCAGCAGTACGGCCTCAACCAGGCCAACGTCACCGGCGTGTACTACGACCCCGGTCAGATGATCTACGCCCCAGGCACCTACATCTACGACCAGGACACCGGCGGCATCGGCCAGATCCAGAGCAACGGCCGCATGCAGGAGTTCGGCTCGTGGGGCGACTTCGTCCGCTCCGGTGGCAACCCCAACATCCTGAGCAACCCGGACATGGTCAGGAAGGTGAGCGAGACGGAGTACAGCCAGATGGCCAACAACCCCGGCGCCAACTTCGCCGGCGGCGCGCCAGGCGGCACCCCCTCGATCCAGCTGCAGCAGATGTACGGCGGCTACGGCATGCCCACCGCCGGTCAGCAGACGCTCGCCGCCCAGCAGCAGAACGCCCAGCTGTACGGTGCGAACGCCGCGCCGACGGCCGGTCAGCAGACCCTGGCCGCTCAGCAGCAGTACTGGCAGCAAGCCTTCAACCAGCAGCAGTTCCAGGCGCAGCAGGGCCAGCTGGCGCAGCAGAACACGCTCAGCTACCTGCAGCAGCTGGCCAACCTCAGAGGCCCGGCCGACTGGGCCAAGTACCAGCAGGTGCTCGGCTCCACCCCTCAAGGCATGAAGGACCTGTACGCGGCAGCCATGGGCCAGTACGTGCCCGGCGGCGGCGCGACCACCGGTCAGCAACCGCAGGCCGTCAGCCTGGGCACCATGCAGCAGCAGATCGCCGGCTACAACCCGCAGGCGCAAGCCTCGGGTGGCCAGGTGTGGGGCTCGGGCATCGGCGTCGGCAGCCAGCCGCAGAGCGGCGCCCAGGCCACGCAGGCCACCGGCAACGGCACGAACATGTACGGCGGGCAGCAGCAGCAGTACAACCTGCCGGCCCCCAACCAGATCTCCTCGCAGGCCTGGAACAACTTCACCCCCAGCCAGCAGCAGATGCTGCTCGGCCAGTACGAGGCCAGCGGCTGGGACAAGAACGACGTGCAGGCGCTCTACAACCAGAGCCTGCCGAAGTACGGATCGAGCAACCAGGCGACGGCCGGTACGTGGTCGCTCAAGTAGGTGCCAGAGTGGGCCATCATCGCGCTGTTCCTCGGGCTGATCGTGCTCCTGTGCTACGTCGCGTGGAGCGCTAAGCCGTGACGATGCTGCCGGACGTCGACCAGCAAGACTGGGACGCCTACCAGTCGCAGAGCCTGCAGGATCAGATCCAGAGCAAGATCAACGGCTTCGGCCTGCAGACCATGATCGGCGACAAGATCGCCGACGTGCGCG